TTCTTAGTTGCAGTTATAGAATCTTTATAGGCTCCGTTTGCGCCTTGGGTCAATACTTTATATGTACCATCTGCCTGCTTCTCAAGATTACCTTCTGCTACAGCTGTATCGATGAGTTGCTGCTTAAACTCTTTAGTTGCCATGTTAGCATTTTCAATCGACTTCCAGTCAATAAGCTTTACATAACCCGCAGAAAGAGCCTGAGCAAAGTTATACATTGCTCGAGATGCCTCTTGAGCATTTGCTCCGGATACTGCAGCTTCGTTCGAAATACCTTGAATAGCCGCTACAGCAGTGTTCAAATCAACTCCAGCATTAGTAAATTTGCCGATACTAGATGTCATATCCGAAAATGAATAAATAGTCTTGTCGGAATACGTATTCAACTCATTCAACTTCTGGTTGACCGTACCAATATCTGCACCAGTACTTGCCATAATTGTCTGAATCGAACCCATTTTCAGTTCGTACTCACTAAAACCAGCTTTAACCTGATCAACAGTTAAACTCTTAGCCATTTGTTTTCCAAGATTAACTGCGGAATTGGTAAGATTTACAAGAGCAGTCATACCAACCACTTCAAGTGCAGAAAATCGACTCTTAACTCCATCGATAGCGCTACTAAGGCCTGACGTTGATTCAAACTTTTCGCCTGCTCCTTTGAAGCTCAGTTTTTCTTTAAGCTTCTCAAGAACAGTCATTGTTGTGTTTACATTATTTTCAAAGTCTTTATTATCAAATCGCATCTCGACGACGCGGCGATCAATACTTTCACTCATACTGTTGTAATCTCCTTCCACGCCTCATTAGCGATTTCCTCAAAAATAGGAGCTATGGCAGGATTAATATAGTCTCTCCCAGCAACATAGCCCCCAGTTCCAGTTCCATGCCCATATTGCAGAATAACTGCGATGTTTACATTCTGATTAATGTTGTCATTTGTCCAGTGAATTGACCATCCGTTTCCGGTTCGTTCAAGTTCATACCCCCAGCTGGACGCGGTTCTTCCACTATCAACAGGCGTTGCGGCTGCAAGAGCCTGAACACCTTTTGATCCATACTTATTCAGGACGGATTCAATCTGTAGCTCCTTTGCTTTTTTGAGGAAGTCTTCTGTCTTCTTCCCCTCCTGCCTTGATGTTAATTTAAACATCTGTCTATCCTTTCGTATGGAATCTCTCTCTATTTATCTGATTAATCGCTCTGTGCTGAGCCGAAATCTCTCTTCTTGACATCTTCTTAGGTGGCTCATTCTTACGAGCGCATACTTCTATAAGTGTTAGAAGTTTATTAAGATGCCACTTCTGGCATTCAAATGGAATATTGAATGCAATCATCCAGTAATATATGAGCTCAGCTGTAATGATTTCCTTCTTACCACCCCTTTTCTCAATCTTCTTGAAAGTTGTTGCAGTCATAGGTGCTTCTATATACTTTTGTATGTCTTCAAGATTTTTCGCAGAAAGACGCAAGTAAGTTTCGGGACTTACATTCTGCGTAATAGTCATACATTTGATGTAATCCAGAACTTCTTCTGTCGTTTTTTCTGATGAAAGGAACGGTTTCTCGAATTTTGACTCCCATTTTGAAATTGCAATGAGAGAATGCTCGAGCGTAAGTTTCTGCTCTTTAGAGTAAGTAAACTGCATCGTTCGTTCATCGAAATATTCTGCTTCCGGGATGATAATATCAATCATTACTCAGCGACCTTCATTTCTTTGTTAGCTTTGTCGGCAAGGCCAGCAGGCATAACTCCATTTACGAACTCTGCAGCCGCTTTGTCATCAGTTGCGAGCTCCATGTAAATATCGCTGAAAGCCTGCGTACATGTGAAGTTATTGAGAACCTCTTCATTCTTCACAAAGCCTCTTCCGTCGGGTGTCTTTACACCATAGGACTTTATGAGAAGATCTTTAAAGATTCCTATGAGTGTCTTCGTGTCCTGTGAATTAACAATTCGAGTCAGAACACCCGAAAGGCCACCGTCAACTGACAGCTCCCACTCGGTGAGTTCCTGCTCTGTAAGATGGAAATAGAAGTCTTCTGTTCTCTTGTTTCCATCAAAATCTGTAAATGTTACTGTTTTCTTAATCATTTGCTGCTCCTTTCACTAATAAAAAGAATAAGGGGTGTAGAAACTCCTACACCCCCAGAAAAGACTATTCGCCAGTAGTGGTTGTCTTAAGCATCGAAATGACTTCGTCAGGAAGCGGAAGTCTTGCTTCATTCTCGTCTGCTCCATAGAGCACATCCTCAAGAGCCTTAAGCTTAGTAGCATCAACCTTGGTTGAGTCGATCTTCAGAATTGAAGTCGGCTTCATTCCTGTTACTGATACAGGAGTTGTATTCATCTCCCAACTCATCTCAGCTGGTTCTGGGCTATCGTTGATTGTGCTGTAGCTCTTTCCCGACGGGGTAACTCTAGCACCGTAAACGATATGAAGCTTATAGCCATACTCAATACCCTCTGTGTCGTTACCGAGAGTTGTTCTATAGCAAAGTCCGAAAGGCTTTCTAGCCTGCTGACCGATTGTCAGACCTGCGGCGCCGGTAACTGTTGCTTCACCGTCGCACTCTGCGAACTCATCAGGATATGTGTATGCACCGATGGTAGCACCAAACTCCTCAGCACCCTGAATGTTCAGATACTTGATGTCATCGGCGTAGATAGCATTAAAATCTGCTCCGGAAGGGCTCTCCTCGATGCTTGTAACACCGTTCCAGGCAACGCCCTTGCCGTATGTTGCTCCGGACATAGGGTAAAGTACGACCTGCTTAACACCGGTTTCGTAGAAATGTTCACCCGTCTTGTCCCATTCAAGTCTTGCCATTATTTATTACCTCCTTAGTAATAAAGTGTGTAAACGTCGTGATAGAGATTGTCACTGACAAATCTCCTGTCAAAGGAGCACATAGGAAAAGCGCTAAACATGTCGTCTGAGTAGTTCTCATCTGGATCCTTGTGGATAAACGTGACTGTATAGCGCTCTTCTTTAACGTACTTCTTATTGTTTGCGGACCTTGTATAAAGCCCATCTAAATTGTAAACTATGGCAGGATAGCTCATCTTAATTGTCGGAGGCGGCTGAAAGTAAACGCGATTGCTTCCGAACAAAGCCAAAAGCTTCTCATGAAGCTGAATCCTCGTCCCCATTGTAAATACCTCCAACACTGAGTATTAATCTAGGATGCTGAATCTCAACATCTGTGATTTTCCAATTTGCTCCCATGTACTTTAAGTACTTCATGCCATAAATATGGTTATAGGCGTATTTGTCAGCAACGATACTGAATTGGTTGCTAATGTTGACATTATCGTTGATCTTATCGCTACTTTCATTTCGCTTAGAACTTCTAATTACGTCTCCACTATAGCCTCTCAGCACTATCTTTGGCTCAAATACCCCAGGCTTCGTTTCCTGGGAATCCTCAAAACCTATGACACCAAAAAACTTAGCCATAAAATTACCTCATTTTGAAATTAGTCGCCGAGTTCCATTTCTACTGGTTTCTTAGCAACTTTTGCAATATTCTCAATCTGCTCAGCGATGGTCTTTCCGTCATCTTTACCACCGAGGGCTGCCGAGATTTCTCCCAGCAGTCCAACGGTTGTTTCAGCTTCAGACTTTCCACCAAGAGCAGCTACGAGCTTCTTAAGAGCTTCCTTATTGCCCATGGATTACCTCCTTAAACTAAGCTACAGGCTCCTCGATTGCGATTGCTGAGTAAACTCTTGTCAGAGCTCCGGAGCATCTTGTCTCAAGCAGGGACTTCAGCAGGTTGAAGTCGATGTCGAAGTCTGTGAAGTGAGTAATCTCGCCGCCCTTTGTTGAGCCGAGGCTGTAGTCAGCGAGGTTTACGCACAGACCGAGAAGCTTGTGCTTCTTATTCTCGCCATCAACTCTTGGGTCGAGATCAGCAAACTGCTCAGCTGTGATGATTGAACCAACGTTCAGAGCTGAAGCGAGCTCAGCCTTGGAGCTGAAGATTCTGTGACCATTTCTGTCTCTTGCGAGCAGCATTACGTTCAGCATATGCGGAGTCATGTAGAAGTCAGGAGTACCTGTTCCCTTGAACTTCTCTCTTGCATACAGAACCTTCTCGATAAGAGCCTCTGCATAAACGAAGTTATCTCCGAAGTAGCTGCCAGTCTCTGTTCCCTGCAGTGTAGCCTTCATAGCAGCAACATCAAGGTCATAATGCATTGTGAACAGCTCATCATCTGTCCAGATTGGTCTGATGTGCTCTTCACGAATCTTGTCCTCAGACTCGTCGGATCTTCTATCTCCGACCATGATAGCCATTGCGAGCTCCTCGTTCAGGTTCATTCTGTCAATGTTGTAGAGGTACTGAACATAATCGAAATCAGTGATGTCGACTACGTCATCTCTGTGGAGCTGGCTCTTTACATAGATTGTCTGAGGGTCAGTTGTTCTTCTTACGAGCTGGAAGTTACCAGTAAGCTTCTTCTCGTTACCCTTCTTATATCCCTTTGCTCTCAGAGCATCGATGTTGCGGATATCAACCTGAGAAGTTCTGATTCTGCTGATAGGGCTCTTATGAACCTTACCGAGAACTGTGCCTACCCAGCCCTGGTCATTTGTAATAAGCTCAGGTGCTCCAGGTCTTACGTCCTTGTATTCTGGGAACAGAGCATCAACAGTCAGTCCGTTTGTCTGCATCGGAGTCTGTGTGAAACCGCTTACAGATACGCCATCATGCTGCAGAGTGTCTGCATCGAAACCGTTGTCAGCAGCATATGCGTTAAGTGCTGACTGGAATGTCATGCCAGGCTGCTTTGCCATGCTCAGAATATCAGCCTGATCAGCATGTGTCAGAACGTCATCTCTTTCGTAATCATTATCAAACACATTGTGTCTCATATCTTCTTCCTCTTCTCCTTCATCGTCTACATCAACGCCAGCATCCTCAAGAGCCTGGCCGATCATGAAATAACATACATTCTTCTGTTCTTCTGTCATGCTATCAAACACATCCTGAACAGTCTTTTCACCACCGTTATTGGTGTTCTTTGTTTCATCTGCCATGTTTTCGTCGTCCTTTTCTTCTTTGTCTTCGTGTTCTAACTCTTCTTCTGAATGCTCTTCAGGCATTTCTTCCGGCTCATCATCTTCTGAATGAGCGAGATAAATGTCTTCATCTGTGTAGATGTAGGCTTCAGTTTCTTCATCGTCACTGTGTTCCATTGATGGAAAATCTATTACAGCTCCAGGGTTTGCGCCAGAGAGTACAAGACTTACTTCTCTGATTACACCATGAAGAACATCCCCGCCTTTCTGCTTAAGCTTATTAGCATAGATAGACAGGTTTGTAATATCACCGTGCTCAACGAGGGCCTTTGCGGTTCTGCCACGAGGAGTGTCGTTAAATGTACAATACGTCTTCACTCCTTCTGGCTCGTTTTTCAGCAGTGCATGCCCGAGAACATTATCCGGGTCATTATGGATGTGACTCCATACAAGTGGCACTACCATGCCGTCGCAGTCCTTGAAGGCATCCCTTCTGATAGTTCTACCATCAGAACACAGCAGGTCGTTCTTAGTAGCCCAGCCACTA